CGGCTGGCGGCGGCTGCTGCGGCTTGTTGGGATGCCACGATTTCGTGGTACATGTTGATGACGGAATCGCGCTCGTCAGCGGTGAGATTCCCGGCGTTCCGCACGGCTTCGGCGAAAGTTGTGGTTTCCGGTTTCACAAGAATGGGAATTGGGAGCCCCATAGTACCGGAGTAGGCGGGGATGCAGATAGCCTCACCCGGTTCAATGGTGGTAGTGAAGGTGCCATCGGGTTTTACCTGAATGATATCGGGGTCGGTGAGGATCACTGTGCTGCCAGTAACCCGGGTTTGGGGAGCATGGATATGCAAATGAGTGGCACCCGCGGGAATTTGAGTTACGAGCTTCAAATCACCAGTAATAGTTGGCATGATAATACTCCTTAAATGGTGTTGGTTATGCGCTGGGAAGAATGAAAACCGTAGCCGATTTATACGCTTGGAAAAGCCCACCGGTTGCCGAATCATGATATCGGTTCCCAGCGGTGATATTGGCGCAGCTCACATCTGTTGCACCCTGATCGGATACTGCGATCATAAGAATGGATCCAACCCAATTGCCTTTGGCTTCAAAGCGAGCACCACTGCGAGGCCGAATGCCTGCCGCAAGCCACCGCAAGGTGCCCCATTCAGTACCGGAGTTAATCTTTCCGCTAGATCCGGTGAAAAGATTGATATCTCCGGTGTCGATATGGAGGATACGAGGCACGCCAGTGATCGTAGTTTGCAGGGCCTCAATAGCTTTTCGGTCAGCTTCCCTAGCTTTCCTATCAGCATCATCAGCAGCAACCGCTGCGTTATCAGCTTTGGTATCTGCTGTGGCGGCTTTCACATCGGCCACACCAGCCGCGGTTACCGCCGTGGTGGCGGTCTTCTGCACCGCCCCCACCGTGCGCAGCCGTTCTGCGCGCTCCTGATTTATGCGCTCCCAGATGGCATTATTGTGGGTTTTCAGGGCCTCAGCATCGGAAATCATCTGCCCACCCACATGAACCCGCCAGCCCCTAGCCCCCTCCTGGCTATTGCCAATGAGGTCGATAGCGGTCACCGGCACCTTGATGCGCCTGCCCCAAATCTCCACCAAAACCACATCCCCAAGCCGGAAATCCACACCAGGCTCGTAGACGCCGAGGCCGCGGCCGGTGATGTCACGTTCGAAGAATAGATTGCCGTCGACCCGTTTTTGGGCTGTGTCTACTGCGGTTTCGAGGTTGGAGGATTTGCCGTTCATGTTGAGGGTGACATCGGCACGCACAAACCCCACGTCGAAAGCGCCAGCGCCGGCATTGGGTGGGCGGTAGATGTAGCCGTTGCGGAGCCGGTTCTCGGCAGGTTGCTCTTGTTGTTTGTCGGCGGGAATGGTGACGTCGAAAGCGCCGTAGGTGTAGGCGGGCATGTGGCGGCCTACGGTAAGGTCACCACCATCAGCGACAAGGATGACGTCGGTTTTTTCAGCCATGATCTCCTCCTATCTGCGACTGTTAGCCTTGGGTGACGCGAACTATCATGGTGGGTTGGGTGAGGAGTTTCACCCCTATGGGTTGGGGGTCGGATGGGAACCACAGGCCGCAGGTGACGGCGATGCCGGCCTGGAGCGCTAGAGCGCCTATGGAATCCCAGAGGGGCTGGTCATCAGCGGTATACACCAGGTGTGGGGATGGCAGCCCGGAGGATGCCGTCGACACCACGATCCGCTGCCCCTTCCCCCACAGCGTGAAGCCTACCTCAAGGGAGTTGGCGATGACGTTGCGGATCACGGTTTCAGCTGGGCCTTCCATGGTTACCCCGTCAACTGCGGTGACCATGGGGTAGTGCATCAAATCGCGGGGGGTTTGATACAAATCTAGCTTGGTGGGATCGCCTACCCAGTCGCGGGTAAACGTCTGGAAGCTGCCTGTTCGAAGCGCTTGGGGGTTTGACCAGGCCACGTGCCGATTCAGGATTGAGAGCAGGTCAGTGCCGTTGATCTCCACAAGGGTTGGGGTGTGGAAGGTGCCCCTGGCCACGGTGTGGGTGATCCGATACACCCTGCGGAAGCCTGGGCGCTCCACCATGATGTAGCGGGTTGGGCCATCGGCCTCGATAAGCTGCCCGTTTTGGGCTGCGCCGAAATCAGTAATCAGTTCATCCGCTAACGGGTGTACTGCCCCACTAGCGCCGTCTGCTACTTTGTGGAGGAACCTGCCTGATACCGGGGCGCCCCGGGTGGCGGGCGCCGAGAATTCTATTGGTGGTGGACAATCGAAAAGCGGCTCGCAGTTTTCATCCAGCAGCCCAATCCATTGTCCGAAATCTTCCGCCACCATAGCCCGGTGCCTAGCGTGCTGCCACCATTGCCCTATTGTCATCGCCATGGGTCGAGCACTCCTATCCGCCACTCCAGAAACGCCCCGGCCGGCAGTGTGTATTGCCTGCTTTGCCCCGGGGGTACGCCTTCGGAAATGATTTGGCCTCGGATTTTGCGCCAGAGGTCATCATCCCGCACACCTATGGCGGTGAGTACTTGGTGGGATCTCTGCGGGTCCAGGTGCAGCCGGCGGGTAGAATCCACGGCGGGTAGGGTGAATTCCGCCTTGGAGGGGAGTGTTACTTTCCCGCCGGCCCCTTCCCACACGATTTCCGGCCATATATACACCTGACCAGAATTTGTCACTGTGACGCTCCCGGGCTTTCGGAATGGGGTCGTTTCCCAGTAGCCAGCGTCAATAGCAAGCGGTATGGATAGCGCCCACACATCAGCCGTAGCATCATCAACTTCTAGATCAGACGGGGCACCATTGAGCCTCACTTGGGCGTGCATAGTGCCCATGGGTGACTCGATCTGGAGCGTGCCCAACGGCGGGAGGATAGAGAAACCATGGCGAAACTCTGCCCAAATATCATGGGCATGCCGGCCCTGCCCGGCGCGTACGAAGAGGTCGAGGGAGCCTTCGATGGCTGGGAATCGGAGGCCTTCGATGGCTCTGCCCGGTACGCCGAGGGTTTCGATGCCGGTGGCTTCGGGCCGACCAATCAGCTCTTTGATGCCGGCCCTGCGGATGCCCGCTATCCAGGTGCTGGATGACAGCTCCCAGGTTTTACCTGTGGGGGCGATGTACCGCACTAAATAGCGTCGGTCAATCATGGTGCCTCCTTTCTGTTAGATTCGGGCTCGCTCGTAGCGCACCGCATCGACTGCTGATAATTGCCCCATCTGCCCGGAGCCGGTAGCGAGGGAGCGTTTCGTGACTGCGAGGAGTTCGGCCAGGGTGGCGTTGAGCTGGCGGAGTTCCCCGGTTTGTGCTACCTCGGTGGTGGTGGCGAGTGAGCGGATGCGTTCTACTTCCGCGGCGGCGGCGAGTGCTTTCCGCACTTTTTCGTCGTCGGTTTTTTCGATCTCCTGTTTGAGTTTCGCGTACTCCAGTTCGGCGGTCAGTTTGTCTTTTTGCCGGAGGTATTCCACGGTTTTAGTGGCGCGCTCTAGCTCCAGGTTGAGGTTGTTTTGGTCGATCTGGCGTTGGATAGCGGTGAGCCGGTCTTCGGTTTGGCGTTGGGATTTTTCGATCCTGCCGCTGATACCGTACTGGAGTGCGCCGATAGTGCTCTCCATGAACTGCTCGCCGAGCTTGGCGCCGCCGGTGGCGGCTTCTACTCCGTATTGTTGGGAGAGCACACCACCACCGATGGTGAGGGCGGCACCGCCCGCGGACCCCAGAACCAGGGCGGCTTTTTCAGCTGTCCCCAAGTTCTTCCAGGCGTCTTTGATGGAGTCCTTGTTTTGGTGGATGTCAATGCCGCCCTGCACCAGGTCTTTCAGGCCGCCTAATGCCATGCCGGCACCTGCTAGGGCGCCGAGGGGCCCGCCGACGGTGAAACCAGCAACACCGGCAGCGGCGCCGGCTAGGAGCTTACCGATGCCGCCTACTAGTTTGGATACCCCACCGAAGCCTTTGGATGCGCCTTGGGCTTGGTTGGCGGTCATGCCGTATAGGCTGGCGGTTTGTTCGGCAAGGGCTGTGGTTTGGGCCCGCAGCAGCTGCGCTGCCGCGGTTTGTTTCAGTGTTGCCTCTAGCGCCTCGTAGCGGGCTTCTGATTGGGCTTTCGCCGCTTCCAGGTCGTCGACTGCTGCTTGGGCCCGGGCGACTCGGATTCCCCATTCGGCGGCTTGGATTTCCTTGCTGTTTGCTACCACAGAGGCGGTCAGGTCTTCGACGGTGAATTTGCCGGTGCGGTAGAAGCGGTCAATGGCGCCTTTCATGGCTTCCACGCTGGTGGACCCCATGAGAGCGGATTGTTTACGGGCTTCTGCTAGGGCGGCTTCGGCTTGGGCGATGCTCACGATGCCGCGGGCACGGGTGCGCTCTACATCCCGCTCCCTGATCTGCAGCTCAGCCAACGCTTTCGCCCTGGTGAGGGCGTTGGTTTGCTGCTGCATTTCCAGCTTGGACACTTCTTGCCGGGTTTTATCGACAATGCCGGCGGCTTTCTCTATTTCAGAGAAGAAGCTGGCGATGTGCCCAATGCCTGCAGAGAGGGAGCCGCCGATTTTTTCGGCAATCTCGCTGGCTGCCTGGTAGCGGGATGCCGCCACGGTGCGTTCTGCCGCCTCTAGATCAGCGAGGGACTCAGCCTGGGCGGCCCGTGCCGCTGTCAGCTTGTCCTCCGCTTTATTCACTTTTTCCTGGGCGGATTTGACTGCTTTGGCGTTCTTGTCAGTGGATTTTTCCAAGTTATCGCCGATATCTTCCCGTACCCGGGCGAGTTTCTTCTCGGCGTCGGCGATGCGGTCGGCTTTGCCTTTCTTCCTGGCGTCAGCCAAGGATTTTTCAGCGTCCTCAAGTTTTCGCCTATCGGCCTTGGATACCGCGGCGCCCTCTTTCTCGGTTTTCGCCAATTCCTTCTTCGCATCGGCAAGTTCCTTTTCGGCTTTGCTGATGCTATCGGATTCGGTGGCAATCTTTTTCCGCAGCTCATAGAGACCCTTTTCGGCATCCCTCACAACCTCGGCGGAGTCCAACCAGCCACCTCCGAAATGGCGGCCTTCGGCTTGCACAATGACCCGGGTGTCTTCGGCGTCGTGTGCGAAGAGCTTTGCCGCGGTGGAGATTTCCCCAGCGGCTTTGTCGAATTTTTCGCCTGCCGCCATGAGGATTTTCGCCGCAGTAGCGTTCTGCTTACCGATCTCCGGCAAGGTTCGAGCGATGGTTGACTGGTGCCGCCACTGCTGGTTTGTGAGCACTAGCTCATCGGCGCCGGATTCGTTCCGTCCTCGGACGCCGGATGGCCACCTGCCGCCGGTGTCGAACTTCGGCCCGTACTGCACATACTTTTTGGCCTGGTCAAACAGGCTTTGGGCTTTGCCCCACGAAACGTTACCGCGGCTGGTTTTCACCCCATCCACGGAGGTGGATTCGATGTCGTCCCCGAGGCTCAAAAAGTCGGCAGGATCGTAGTCTTTGCCGTTGATGGTGACGATCTGCCCGGCAATGAGCGGCAGGTAGGCATGGTTGGTGTACTGAGGGTGGGAGGCTGGTGCT